TATTGAAAAGCACTCCGAAAGTAGCTCCTTATATAGTGTATATGTATGAAACCAAGCAGAACGGCGGAGCAGGTGCGGTTGTTGGGTGCTTTCATAGTCAGATGAAGCTAAAAACAAACGTGCCAGAGACACCACAAGGCGAAGAATACCTCAAGTATTTAGCGGAACGAGCTTGCATATCTCTTGAGGAACTAAAGAATTACGCAAATGGCAGAGAGATATGTGCGATTCAAATTTGCCAAGCAACGCGCTATCCTGCATCGCTTCCCCTTTCGCACTTTGGATTTTCCAGACCTCCGCAAAGCTGGCGGTATCTTGAATAACGAGATTAAGACTATTAGTACTCCCGGAGCGGGCTATAACATCTCTACATATTATATATAGTATATGGACAAGCCTCTCCCGGCAAGTCCGAAAAAGCGGGCATTAGTCCGTTTTTCGGGCTTGTAATAGATAATAACTAACCGACCACGACATTGTATGAGAAAATATCTCAAAGATGGATAAATAAAAACAAAAATAATTTTTGTGTGTGATAAATGGAAAGAGCCGGAGAAAAGAGAGGGTTAGGGGCTTGGGGGAAGGGAGAGAAAAGGGGTGGCTCTTTCTTTAAGGCGAAGGACCTTGTCCGAAGCCGCTTTCTTGCCCTTGTCTCTCCCTTCCCCCAAATATAAGTTTAAACGAAAGGAAAGTTTATATGCGTCGTTTGTATCGCGAAGCAAGACATGAATGCGGAGAATATCTCGAAGTTGATGTTTTTAAAGTTTTCGAGCATCAGCGTGGCAGGAGCAAAAAACGCAAGCCGACGAGCGAAGTGCAGAAGAAGTTGAATCAGACCAACGCTGAAAAGAAGCTTGCAAGGCTGCTTTGTACAAATTTTACGAGCAGAGATATCCGCTTTGACCTTACATATAACTCCGAGCATCTGCCGGAATCGCCGGAGGATGCACAAAGGCAGATGCAAAACTTTATAAGGCGTGTGAAAAGGTTTCGCAAGAAGCAGGGACTGCCGGAGCTAAAATACGTTGCCGTTACCGAGGTCGGCGAACAAACCGGGCGGATTCATCATCACATTGTAATGTCCGGCGGTGTGAGCATAACAGACCTTGCCGAACTCTGGGGCGACAGAGGCTACACAACAGCCAAGCCGTTGCAGTTTAACAGTACCGGGCTTATAGGTATTGCAGTCTATTTTGTTAAAAACCCGATACTCGGTAAACGTTGGTGTGCGAGTAAGAATTTGAGCAAACCGGGCGAATCTCAGCGGGACGGGGTCATATCCGAGCGCAAGGTCAAAAAGATTTTTGAAAATCAGGGCGAGGATGACGGGCTTTTTGAAAAGCTGTACCCGGAGTATACGCTTTCGGAAATTAATACGTATTACAACGACGTGAATGGAGGCTATTACTTAACCGTTATCATGCGCAAAAAGCCGGTTAAGGGCAGCAGAAAGAAGGGCAGAAAATGAAAGCGATTAAGCAATTACTTGCGTGCAGTTGGGATTTTGTGAAAGAGATTATATCTAAATACGGCGCAGACGAGGAAAGTTTGAAGAAAGCCGCCGCAGAAAAAGCAACTGATTTTGTTAATGACGTTGCGGTGATACTGCCGGAAGCTATAGAGGAAATTGCTGCTATGCTCAATGAAATCATTCCTGCTTTGGCTAACAACATAGTTTCTTATCTCATGGGTGCTGCCGATATAAGAAAATATGCCCGGCTTCTCGGAGGTGATGATTCGGAGCGCATCAAGGATATGAAAAGGCAGAGTTTTGTTGCGTCGTGTTCTTTTGCGCTCGTTTGGCGGCATAGTGTGAAGCTTTGGCGGGTAAATCGGGCGGTTTATCGACCCTATGACGGTGTCCGGCTTATTTATGTTTATTTGTACTACAGCACAGTCCGAGGCATAAGGAGGTTAAATCATGAATTATTTTAAGGCGGCGGAGCAACTACTTTCGTCGGTGCCTGCTCTTGAACAGGCGGGAGAAAATCTTAAAAACAGATTGGAAAGGCTTATTGAGAGCGGCAAGCCGCAGGGCATCGGCGAGCTTAATCCCGACAAGTCATATCAGACCATGCGTGAGGCAAACGACACGCTCAACTGTTTTTTAGCCGTTACCGAGTGCAAGCGGAATATCGCCGAAAATAAAAAGACGCTTGAGGAGATTTACTGCGTTCTCGGACAGTTGCCGAAGGAGCAGAAGGAACTACTTGAAATGTGGTATATTGCCAAGTGTTCCAAGGAGGACATTATGGAACGGCTTTACATTGAGGGACTGGGGACGATTTATGCTTTGCGGAATCGTGCAGTCTCGGAGTTTGCGCTCAGATATTTTGGTGCGGCGGCGCTTCCCTCGATATGAATTGAAAAAAGGCTGAATGGAAAGTTTACTTTTCAGGTGATATCATATAAGCATGAAATTATGCATAAACGCGGTTGACTTTCGTCTTCCGCGTTTTTTGATTGGAGCGGGCTATGAAAGAGTTTGCTAAAAGCTTTTATCTGAGCTCAGCTTGGCGGAAAACGCGGGAAGCGATACTCAAACGGGATTTCGGGCTTTGCGTCCGGTGCGGAAAGCCTGGCGATATCGTGCATCACAAAATCTATCTTACGCCCGAGAACATCAACGATCCTGATATAACGCTTTCGGCAGATAATCTTGAAACGCTTTGCCGCGAGTGCCATGCGATAGAGCACGAAGGCAAGGCTGTAACCGCGAGCGGGTTGAGGTTTGACAGCGAGGGTAACCTCGTGGAAGTGGAGGTTTGATTATGAAAGTTTGTGAGATAGTTATTTACACGACGGGCGGGGCGCTGACGTTTGATGTTGTGCCTACAGTTGACAACTTCCAAGAGGTGCTATCAAATGCGCTTGAGGAAGGAACGGTTGTTGTCGATACGGTTGAGGGTTCGCAGCTCGTGCTCAATGCGGTTAACGTTGTCGCTATCGAGATAAAGGATGTTTGCGAGAAGGAAATCGCTGAAGATACTCCCCCCATCGTTAAAAATTTGAGTTCCGGGATATGAACCGTGTTTAAGCCCCTTTTGTGACCGCTCGGAGCGCGTATGACCCCCCTACTTTAAGCAAAAGAAAGGAGTTTTTAAGTGGAAGATACATTAAAAGTAAGACAGAAAAAAGAAGTAACCAGACTTAAAAAAGTTTATAAAAATCTGCCTAAAGATACGCTCGAAAATGTAAAAAAGCTAATCGAAAGAGCCGCTTATATGCTCGTTTCTTTGGAGGATATGGAGGCAAAAATCGACGCCGACGGACTTGTTATCAGTATGCCACAGGGCGACTATTCAATAGACCGGGCTCATCCCCTGCTTCAGCCATATAACGCTATGGTAAAGAACTATAACGCTACCATCAAGCAGCTGAATGAGCTCTTGCCGGATTCAGATGTTGAGGCTGCCGGCTCCGCTCTTATGACTTTTGTAACTAAGCCTCAGAAGAGGGCGAGAAGTGCTTGAACTGGGTCAAGGAATACTACTCACGCATTGAGCGTGGAGAAATAGTAACAAGCAGACGCGTTAAAGCTGTCTACTCCCGAATAGTCGCAGAGATGGACAATACAAGCGACGAGTTCCCCTATTATTTCGACGAGGAAGCGGGCGAACGTCCGATAATCTTTATCGAAACCTTTTGCAAGCAGTCGCAGGGCGTTATCGGTGCGCCGATAGAATTGGAGTTATTCCAAAAAGCTTTTATTCAGACACTTTTCGGATTTCTTGAAAAAGAATCAGGCTTCAGGCGATTCAGGGAAACTCTCTTCTTGTGCGGTCGTAAAAACGGCAAGTCAACTCTTTTAGCCGGTATTGCGCTGTATATGCTCATCGCCGACTACGAAGGCGCGGCGGAAATATACTCGGTTGCCACGAAAAAGGACCAGGCGAAAAAAGTACTTACCGAAGCGGCTAATATGCGCAAGCAGTCGCCGGAACTCAGGGCTATTACCACAAAGCGCAGGAACGATATATATTTTTCTGCTACTTCGTCGTTCTTTGAGGCTTTAGCCTCGGATTCCAATACCCTTGACGGTCTTAACTCTCATGCTGTTATAATCGACGAGCTTCACGCTATACGCGACCGAAACCTGTATGAGGTTATGAAGCAGTCGACCTCAAGCAGGAATCAGCCGCTTGTCGTGATGATTACCACGGCCGGAACGGTGCGGGAATGCATCTTCGACGAAATGTATGAGTACGCCTGCGAAATAGCGGACGGCAAAAAGACCGACGATACTTTCCTTCCGATACTTTACGAGCTTGATAACGGCGACGAGTGGACGGATCCG